TTCACCACTTTCATTATATTCTTGTTGAAGAGTGTCCATACTTAAACCGGCACTTTCAACTGCGTCTTCTGCTTTATCAATTGATAAGTCAGAATCTTTTGTTTCTTTTTTAGGTTCTGAGTCTTTATTATTATTATCTTGAGACTGTCCTAATTTGTTTTCAAGTTCGCCATAGGCTTTAGCCATGTCTTCAGCGTTCTTAAATTTTTCAGGTAACCATTCAGGTCTGCTCTCGTTCTCATAAGTTTTATCTTGAGCTGCGTCTGTTGGTTTTTCTGAAGTTGTTTCTGCTTCTTTTATTTCTACTTTTTCGACCATTTGATATTATCCTCTTGGTTTTGTAACGTTGTCTGCAACTTTAGGTGCTACTGCTTGAGCAGTCTCAACCATTTGCTGTTGTTGTTGCATTTGCATTTGTTGTTCTTGTTCTGCTTGTAATTGTTCAGGAGACTTAATTAAGTTCTCAGTTTCAATTCCATGTCCTGTAGCAAGTCTTTCTATTAAATCACCTATGTTTAACATTTGAACTGCTTGAGGATTCATTTGTGCTAACTGTCCTATCTCTCCTACAAACTCTCTAAGTTTTTGTAAGTCATTACCACGACCTAGTGCTTCGACACCAGTTATGATAGTAGGTCTTACAGAACCTTTTGGAAGTTTTGGTATTTCATTTTTACTTCCCATTCTCATCATTAAAAGAGAAACTAAAGGTAATTGTAATTCTTGTGATAATAAAGAATAAATTCCACCCATAGCTGTTTCAAGTTCATTAGCCATATATCTAATTTCTTGAGCCGTAACTCTCTCTGCTTGACGTTGAATTGCTGTATTAAGTAAGAATGCATATGCTAGTCTTTCTTCAAGTCTACCAATTGCTTTCTCTACTGTTTGTAAATCGTAAAATTTCTCTGCTTGTAAAACAGAAACATCGTCTCTGCTTCCAGAAATAATGTCACCATTTCTAGAAACTGCAATGTCTCTTTTCTTTGTTGTTGAATTTGGTTTAACCATGAAAACCATTTTAGCTGACGCAGCGGCACTTTCTACAAGCGCTTGAGATAATCCCTCAAGGCTCTTCAAGTCACCGATAAATTCTTCAACGTAGCTTCTTCCATAGTCTTCAGAATCTACACGTACCATTCTTAAACATAACCATGGTAGTTGCTCTTCATTGTGTTCACCAATTGAAGAAGGTATTTTAATTCCTTTTACTTCTTGGCAAACATAAAATTTCTTATTATCTAGTTTGTAAATATGTGTATACAAATCACAAGTAGTTTCAGATTTAGCTTCTTCTTTGCTCATCTGTTGTAATACTTGTTCTCTAACGTCTGGCTCTAAGCCAACAATAGATACAGTTTCTTTTACAACTATTTCTAATATGTTTCCGTCACCGTCTCTTTTACATACATATTGATTAAGAGGAAATACTCTCATACTTCCAACTTTAGGCATATGACATAAAACATTTCCACCAACAATTAAATGTTTAATAGCTTCAAAGATTGGAACTCTAATTGCTAAAGACTCAATCTTACCCATAACGTCACGTTCAATTTTTGCTAATGATTTTTCAATTAACGTTTTAAGTTCTGGTTGTTCTTCTACTTGTTCTTTAGCTTTGCCTTGTATCGCTAATCTAAAAAATGGTTGGTTTGGGGGAAGTAGCAACAGTAAGAGTTTACTGGCTAAGTTGTTGACACCTCTACTTCCAACTGATTGGAAGGGGCTATAAAAATCTTGTGATGGGGTAAATGAATTTTCAGGTATTAAAGTTGGTATCGTCAATTCAGAACATTGTCTTCCTCTTTCAAGAAAGTGTTCTCTTTTTTCTGACAGAGAATTGTATCGGCTTTCTGCCGTGTTGTTTAAATTTTCTGTCTGCATTTATACTACCTACGCTGTTGGTGTTGTACCTGGAATAGTAATATCAGTTTGCATAGCTGTAGTACCTGTTTTCTTCTTCTTTTTCTTTCCTATCTCTAAAGCGTCTTCTGAAGCTAATTCAATAGTAGGTGCTAATTCATCGCCTGATGAAACTGCTTGTCTTACTGGCGTAACTGTTTCTTGAACAGGTGGCGCAGACGGTCTTCCCATACACATAATTGTTCTCCTTTAATATTGAGGTATCGTTAAATCATTAGATTGACTTGTCGTAACATCTGAAGATTGTGATACACTGCTTTTCTTTTCTGGTTTTTTCACCGGAGTTTCATCTATCTCTGGTGGATTGTCTTTTGGATTCATAATGTTTCCATCGACATATTTAATATTAGGGTCTGGTCTTGTAATGACCGGTGCTGCTTTTGTTGATGAAAAACACATATTACTTCTCCCCTAATAAATTATTTTCGTTTCTGTTTTTTAATTCAAGTAGCCATGTGACTACACTTCTTTGCCCTGCTTTATGCCAAACTGTACGTTCATCATCTTTTAAGTCAGGGGCTTTTTCTGGAAAAACTTTATCTAGAACATTGATAAGTTCCTCCACTGTGTAGGGCAACTGAATATCATTCAAATCGTTCATATCTTTTTCCTTCTAATATGGGTACTATTAACCCCATAAATCACCTGTCATACTTCCTTTTGCGTACTCAGTGGCACGATTTTCAAAGAAATTAGTATGTTCTACGCCATTTAAAACCCAATCAAGCCAAGGCAATGGGTTATCTTTAACTGCAAAATTAGGTTTTAATCCTAATTGTAATAGTCTTCTGTCTGCAATATGTCGTATGTATTGTTTAATTTGATTTGGTTCAATACCTTCTACTCCACCTTGTTCAAATGCTAAATCAATAAACTTATCTTCTAATGATACCATGTCTCTAGCAATGTCATATAAAGTTTTCTTAAAGTCATCATTCCAAATATGTTTGTTCTCATCTATTAGAGCATGAAATAATTTAATCATACTTTCTACATGATGGCTTTCATCTCTTATGGACCAGGTAACTATCTGACACATTCCTTTCATTTTACCAAATCTTTGAAAATTTAATAACATTACGAAAGAAGCAAAGAGCTGCAATCCTTCTCCAAAAGCTGAGAACGTTGCAAGTTCTCTAGCCATGCCTTCAATACCTTCACCTTTATTTCTAAAAAGATAATCGTGTTTATCAGCCATAGCTTTATATTCTTGGAATGCTTTATATTCACTATCTGGTAAACCAATTGTATCATTAAGTAATGAATAAGAATGAGCGTGGTTAGCTTCACTTGTTGCAATTGAAGATAACATCATTCTAATTTCTGGTGGTTTAAATTTTGGAATATAATTATCAAGGTACGCTTGAGCAATATCTACATCGCCTTGCGTAAAGAACTTTAATATTTGTGTTATTAAATTCTTTTCCTTATCGGATAATCTTTCATTCCAATCTCTTACATCTTCGGCTAACGGTACTTCACTTGGTAACCAATGCATTTTTTGTTGTTGGTCATAAGCTTCGAAAGCCCATGGGTACTGGAACGGTTTATAGTGATTTCTTTCTTTTAATAGACTCATCTGTCCTCCTCTACTTTAATTAAATCTTTTCTGTCAATTACAACATGACTTATATTTTTTGGTTCAAATTTATTTAGATAACTAAATACAATTTCTTTATCTAGGGTACTGCACGTATACACATCTAATTGAATAATAGCAGGACTAGACTCATCCCATGAATGCATAGCAATGTGTGAAGTTTCAATACAAGATACACAAGTTAAACCTCGGTTACCTTTTTTGTTACAATACACAGCAATGGGTTGACCTAATCTTTTCATACCAATAGCCGTAATTAATTTTTTAATCCATTTTTTTATTTTACGAATATCAGTTGGTGGTTGTTTTACTTCTGCTCGAATTATAATGTGTCGGTGTTCCATTAGTTCATGCCCCACCAGTAACTACAAAAATCAAAAAGTTCTACGCCTTCAATTAAAATAATTATTGCTAATTCAACAGCAAGTATAGTGTGGTAGACTGTCCATAATACAGTTTGGTTTTGTTTCTTTTTATGACAACTACAACATTTCTTTTTTGGTTTATCTATTCCGTCAAAAATACTACTGTCTGTCATTTTCCTTGTCCTCGATATTTCATTTGTTTTTTATTCCTTCCTTGTCTTTTCTTTTTGTTAAGCATACTGGTACTTGGTCTTCGTCCAATACTTGTCTTCTTATATTTAGAACGTGTTTCATGTTCTTCTTTACCTAATAAATTATTTTTCTTTTTTGCCATTAAGCTTGACAAGCTAGACACTCATCTTCCTCTGCGTCTGGTCTAACTTTCCTTTCTATCTTAGTTGAAATTATTTCTGCTCTTTTAATTGCTTCTGAACGACAATAGTAAAGAGTCTTTAATCCTTTTTTCCATGCTGATAAATGTAGCAAGTGTAAGTCTTTAATATTAACATCAGCAGGGACAAAAATGTTTACGCTTTGAGACTGACAAATATGATTCTGTCTGTCGGCAGCTAAATCAATAATCCATCTTTGGTCTATTTCAATTGCTGTAGCAAACACATCTTTTTCCCAATCAGTTAATTCTTTTAAATGTCTAACTGAGCCACGCTTTGCTAAAATACTTTTCCAAGTTTTTTCATTATCTATTTCTTTTTCTTTTAACAATGCTTGTAAGTATTTATTCTTCATTAAAAATGTACCACTCATTGTTTTCTGACTGTATACATTTGCACGAATAGGTTCGATTGATGGACTTGTACTTCCACAAATAATACTACTACTTGCGTTTGGTGCGATTGCTAATAAGTGTGCATTACGTAAACCAGTACCTTCCATGTCTGGTGCTTCACCTCTTTCTTCAGCAAGTTTTTTAGAAGTTTCTAAAGCTTGTTTTTTAATGTTAGTAAAGATGACATTGTTTTGTCCTTTAGCTAACGCACTCCCAAAAGGAATTTTTTTACTTTGGAGATACGAGTGGAAACCCATTGTCCCCAATCCAATACTACGTTCACGCATAGCAGAATACTTAGCACGGTGTAAATTATTATGTGCGTTATTAATAAAATACTCCAAGACATTATCGAGAAACCTAACCACGTCAGGTATGAAACTATCGTTTTCTTTCCATTCATCATATTTTTCTAAGTTTAATGAAGACAGACAACACACTGCTGTTCTCTCTTCGTTTGTTGGTAATGTAATTTCACTACATAAATTTGAGTGATGTACTTTTAATCCAATTTTCTTCTGAGACTCCGGCAAAGACTTTTGGATTGTGTCAATGAAACAGAGATAAGGTTCACCAGTTGCCACTCTAGTCTCAAGAATTTTTTGCCATAATTTTTTAGCAGAGACTTTTCTAACCACTCGTTTTGTATGTGGGTCAATAAGTTCCCAAGTATCATCGGCACTAGGGTTAATAGTGCAATTGTCAATAATAGACATAAATTTATCAGAAACATTAATACCATGATGAAGATTAAGACACTTACGATGAACGTCACCCCCACTTGGTTTACGCATTTCAATAAACTCTTCAATCTCTGGATGGGATATATCTTGATATGCTGCATAACTTCCTCTTCTAGTTTTTCCTTGACTGAACGCTAACATTTCTGAGTCAACTACGTG